CCATTGAGCAGGCCAAGGCTAAAATCAAAACCGCAATCGAGTCCAATGGATATACTGGTTTTCCCAATCCTGATTAGCGCCTTAGCGACCCTTGCGGTCGTGGAGTTCAGGGTCCTGCCTTCGTGGTTCTACGCTCTGCCCTTCGCCAAGCGGAAGCCGTTTAGTTGCATGACCTGCTTCGGGTTTTGGCTCGGCTTTGCTCTGACCCTGCCAACCTGCCAATGGTACTTGGCCCCAATCCTTGGGCTTGCCTCATCCGCCACCGCTATCATCATTCGGGAATGGACCTTCAAATGACCAACGACCAGTTCATCGTGGCCCAAAAGCACCGCAAGTACTGGGACCAATATGTGGCATCGCTGACGATGCGACTCCCCCCCGATGCCGTTGGGGAACTGCAAGCCATCCTGACCGCTCACGGGCGACCGCCTACGAATTGGTGGTGTGCGGACTGCGTAAAATCAGCCCTCCAATACATTTACCTTCAAGCGGACTTGTTTGCCGAAACCAACCAAAACACCGTTACAATCCCACTAAGCAATGCCCCTACCAATCCCGAAGGATAACGAAAGCAGAGAAGGTTTTATCGGTCGTTGTATGTCGAACAACAACACGACAACGGAGTTCCCCGACACGGCTCAACGGCTTGCGGTATGCTCCCACCTTTGGGCCGAACACAAGAGGCAGCAGTTCGAGTCTTACTCCGACTACGGCCAAGAGATTCGGGCCAATGCAAAGAGGGGTATAGAATTGAACGAGCGAAACGGGAATAAGTGTGCTACCCAGACAGGCAAAGTTCGTGCAGCCACTTTGTCCAAGGGCGAACCCATATCGGTGGAAACCATCAAGCGGATGCACTCCTACCTCTCAAGGGCTGAAACCTACTACGACAATGCAGACGATACCTCGGACTGCGGATACATCAGTTACCTCCTTTGGGGAGGCAAGTCGGCTCTCTCTTGGTCAAGAAATAAACTTAGGGAACTTGGCGAACTCGAAGGCTAAGGATGACGAAGAGGCCCAAGTGCAGGCTCGGATGGATTCGCTCATGATGGTGATAACCACCCTCTGCGACTGCATCGGAGCGGTGGATGAATCCAATGCCCCGAACCAGTACGAAGTTAAAATGAAAATCGTAAACAAGATAAGCGACCTAATCGACAAAATCGAATACTGATGCAACAAGTACCCATAGGCACAATCAAGAACAACCCGAACAACCCAAGGGTCATCAAGGACGACAAGTTCAAGAAACTCGTGCAGTCCATCAAAGACCTGCCCGAAATGGCCGAGGTTCGTCCAGTTGTGGTCAATACCGACATGGTCGTGCTTGGAGGCAACATGAGGCTCAAGGCCATGCGTGAGGCTGGATGGAAGGACGTGCCGATTCATGTTGTGGATTGGGACGAGGACAAGCAAAGGCAGTTTATTATCAAAGACAACGTAAGCGGAGGGGAGTGGGATTGGGAGATGCTTGCGAATGAATGGGATACCGAGGAACTCCAAGAGTGGGGTCTTGACCTACCGGGCTTTGACTTAAATGCAAATGAACTTGGAGAGGACTTTACTTTGCCCGATGGCGATAAGGCTCCGTTTCAGCAAATGACCTTCACGCTTGCAGATGAACAGGCAGAGCAAATAAAAAACGCAATAGCCGACATCAAGCAAACCGAGGAGTATAAGTATGCCGAAACAATGGGCAACGAAAATAGCAACGGGAACGCTTTGTACTTAATCGTTATGCAATGGGCCGAGCAAAGGAAATAATCGTTAAGGTAATACCCGCAAAAATTGCTAATGAGTTTGTAAAGAAGCATCATTATAGTGGGAAGGTTGACCCAAGATGCTACGTTCACTTCGGTTGTTTTCTTGACGATAGGCTTCATGGTGTAATGCAACTTGGCCCAAGTATAAATAAACACGCATCGGTAAATCTTGTCAAAAACACTCATTGGAATGGTTATTGCGAGTTAGCACGTATGGCCTTTGACGATTACCTTCCAAGCAATAGCGAAAGCCGATGTATTTCCATCATGATGAAACTGCTAAAAAAACAAGCACCTCATATCGAATGGGTGGTTTCATATGCCGACGGAGCGCAATGCGGTGATGGAAGTATTTATAGCAAGCGGATTTTATCTTGTGGACATAAAAAAAAATACGTCAATGTGGGAGATGCCTAATGGCGAAGTGGTGTGCGGTCTTGTTTTTAATCCCGGTTTTTCACCAAATAGCAAAAACGACCAAAGCAAGAAATTCGGAAAAATTGGAGAGATGTCCACGTGGCCTGCAACAAGGTTTTTGAACCATATTGGAGCAAAACCTGTGCCGGGTTTTCAACTTAAATATGTTTATTTTTTGAATAAAAACGCAAAAGACCGCTTGACAACGACTATCTTGCCATTCAGCAAAATAGACGAGATGGGTGCTGGAATGTATAAGGGGCAGCGAGTATCTTTGCAAGAAAGAAAACAGGCGCAGGAAGTTCATCAGGTTGAACAGTTGGCATCCAGCCAAAAGGAAGGCGGTTCGAATCCGACCCCTGCGCTCAAAACATCGTAAGTACATCGTGGCAACGCAAGTACCAGCAAGGAACGGTGGAACACTCACAAGGCCGGATAAGGGGGAAACAATGAACCCCAATGGTCGTCCACGCAAGTATGTCAGCACACTGATTGACCAAGGGTACAAGCGGTCCGAAATCAACGACACCATCCAAAACATGATGGCGATGACCTTGGAGGAAGTCAAGGCGGTTTGGGACAACCCAACGGCAACGGTCCTCGAAAAGACCATCGCCTCGGCCATCCGCAAGTCTATCGAGAAGGGAACACTCTACTCGATGGAAACGCTGCTCTCACGGGTCTATGGTCAACCCAAGCAGGAGGTCGAGCAAACTGTCCACATTGAGCAACCCCTGTTTGGGGATGGAATTTAAGTACACGACCGCTATCAGGCGAATCCGTCGGATGACGGCCCGGAAGAAGGTCATCCAAGGCGGAACAAGCGCGGGGAAAACCCTTGCCATCCTTGCGGTCCTCATCGACATCGCAGCCAAGAAAAAGACCGAGATTTCGGTCGTGTCCGAATCCATCCCTCACCTACGAAGGGGTGCAATCAAGGACTTCGCCAAGGTCATGCAATGGACGGGCCGATGGGTCGCAGACCGATGGAACAAGACCCTCCTGACCTACAACTTCGCCAACGGCTCGGTCATCGAGTTTTTTTCGGCTGACTCCGAGGCAAGGCTCCGAGGTGCAAGGAGACAGGTCGTTTACATCAACGAGGCGAACAATATCGACTTTGAGTCCTACTACCAGTTGGCAATCCGTACCAGCGAGGCCATCTACATCGACTTTAACCCGACTCACGAATTTTGGGCGCATACAGAGGTCCTTCATGAGGACGATTCCGAACTGATAATCCTAACCTACAACGACAACGAGGCCCTGCCGGATACCATCCGCAAGGACATCGAACTGAACCGCACCAAAGCCGAAACCTCTGCGTACTGGGCTAACTGGTGGAAGGTGTACGGCCTCGGTCAGGTAGGAACGCTCCAAGGTGCGATATACGAGGACTTCGAGGTTGTGGAGGGTATAGATGTCAGCCGAGCGAAATTCGTCGCCTTAGGGCTTGACTGGGGCTTTAGCAACGACCCTACGGCCTTGGTTGCCATCTACCGCCAAGGGGACTGCATCTTGGTGCAAGAACTGCTCTACGCAACGGGCCTTACCAACCAAGACATCGCAGACAAACTGCGGTCGCTGGGCATAACGAGGGCTTGGGAGATAGTGGCGGACTCGGCAGAACCCAAGAGCATCGAGGAAATCTACCGTCTTGGCTTCAACATCAAGCCAGCGGAAAAGGGTCCCGACTCGGTCAGGAACGGGATAGATATCTTGAAACGGTTCAAGTTGCAGGTTACCAAGGACTCCACCAACCTCATCAAGGAACTGCGGTCCTATACTTGGGCGACCGACAAGGAAGGCAAGAACACGGGGGTCCCCATTGACTCATTCAACCACGCCTGCGATGCTATGCGTTATGTGGCACTCAATAAGTTACGGGTCAGTAACTCAGGGAAGTATGTTGTGGTGTAACTTTGCGGTACTAAACCCCTAAACAATGACACAGGAACAAATCAGACGATTAAAGCAATGGAATGTTGAAATCATATTCTTTGACCGAGGATGCCTTGTCAAGGTG